AACTTGCGACTAATCCCTACAATCAAGACCTGATTGATAGGAAAGAAGAACTTCTCGGATTACAAAGAGATAGCATTCTTGCTGCGGAAGATGAAAAGCAAGCAATGATTGACCTCGTTAAAGAGGGTATAGACGCTCAATGTGATGCAATGAAAGACCTCATTGACAAGTATAAAGAGGCTCTTGATTCTGCAAAAGACTTGTATGATTATCAGAACAAGGTTTCCGATATTACACAAGAAATCGGCACGTTGCAAAAGCAAATCATTGCTTATGAGAATGATACTTCGGAAGAAGCAAAGGCTCAAATTCAGCAATTAAAGGTTGACCTTCAGAAAGCACAAGAAGAACTTCAAGAGACTGAATATGACCAGTTCATAGCAGACCAAAAGAAACTTCTTGACCGTTTGTATAACGATTACGAGCAAATTCTTAATCAGAGACTTGATGATGTTGATACTTTAATTTCCGATTGTATTGCTTCAATCAATGATGGCGCAACTGAAATTCAAGGAACACTCGGTTCTCTCGGAACTACGCTTTCTTCCAATATGTCTACCATTTGGAATACGGCTGGCGGAGTCGGAACAGTAGTATCTACATTCAATGATGATTTCGATACAAAGATGACTACCGTTGGTACTACTCTTGGAAATATTGAAACCTTGGTTTCTAATATTAAGACGAATAGTACAAACAATAGCACAGTTACAACAAATCCAGACAACTCTGGCGGAGCAACTAATCCAACAGAACCAACAGAATCAGAAGTTCCAAATTCTACCCAGCCTGAAATTCCAGCACACACTTATTCTGGAACAGAAATGCCCACGGCAATAAGACCATATACAACTATCCAAGATTATAGAAATGCCATTCAGGGTCTTACGAATGATATGATTGCTGATAACAAAGCAAATGGCAGAGAAGAATACTTCTATGTATCATCTCAACAGTGGCAAGCACGTTCACGTGCGGCAATGTCAACGGATAACATTGAAACTGCAAAATCAGCGTATGAGTGGTTAAAGGGATATTATGAGTCTATTACTGGAAAAGCAGCGAGATATAAGGAAGGCGGTCTTGTTGATTATACAGGTCTTGCGTGGGTTGACGGAGTAAAATCTAAACCCGAAGCATTCCTTGATGCCGAAGATACTCAAAACATTGCTTCCCTTCGTGATATGCTTCGTGCTTTGGCAAGTGACAGCATTGGTGTTAGTAATCCTCTTTACTCTATGTTCGAGCCGATTACATATCAAGGTAAAGTGCCTGGATTAGAGGACAAGATTTCAAGTCTCTCAAAGCATACCGAAACAATCAATGTTGAAAATCATTTTGAAATCACAATCCCGATTGATAAGGTAGAAGATTATAACGACTTCGTGACAAAACTTCAATCCGACCCGAAATTCGAGAAAATGATTGAGGCTATGACATTAGGTAGACTTAAAGGCGGAAGTCCACTTGCAAAGTACAACTATAAATGGAAATAAAAAGAGGGATGGCTTTACAGTCATCTCTCTTTGCGTATAACGAAAGGAGGTATCAGTATGTACGCAACAGATTTTGAATACGATGGCAGATGGTTAAGCGACTATAACTGTATCGTTTGTGATTTTGAAGATTCTTCTGGAACAAAAGTTGCCAGTGCTGGTTCTTCTATCACATTTAATAAAATTACACGAGATTACGGAAAAAAGAATTCTCTTTCCGGAATTCAATACGACCAATGTATTACTGCAACATTTGATATTTGTAAAAATCCAGAAGTTATAGATAACGAGGACTTGCCCTTTACATCTGACGAATGTAGAGACATTATGCGTTGGTTAAATCGTGGTAAATTCTATAAGTTTAGGGTTTTGTATGACGATGTTGATATTGATACTTTCTTCTTCAATGCAAGTTTCAATATTGAGAAAATCAAAATTGCTGAACAAGTCTATGGATTTAGGCTTACTATGGAAACGGACAAACCATATGCTTATGGGGAAACCGAAAAATATACTTTCGACATTAAGAGAACGCATTTACTTAAAACATTCAATGTTAAAGATGTGTCCGATGATGTCGGAGACACTTACCCGAATTTTGAAATTACTTGTAGTGCAAGCGGAGACCTTACTATCACAAACACTACAATGGGAATTTCTACATATATAAAGAACTGCACAATGGGAGAAGTGATAAAGATTGACGGAGAAAATATGATAATCGAAACATCTCTTTCAAGAAACATTTTGAATGATTTTAATTTCGTTTTTCCGCAAATCACAAATTCGCTCGATAATATTTCAAACGGATTCACTTTCTCATTGCCTTGTGTGGTTACTATTTCTTATGACCCAATTATCAAAGAAACATTCTAAAAGAAAGGAGGTACAATAAATGAGATTATCATTTAATTCTTTGCATAATCCGAGACCATTTACTCTCGTACTTGCAAGGAAAGATGGTACAAAACTTGGAACGTTGCCGGCACACCACTTGAAAGTACACGGAGAAATGAATGCTCCTTGGTCGGTTGAGTTTTCTGTTTATAAAGTAAACAACAATCACACATTGAGAATTTGGAATGAAATCCAAGATTGTAAACTTATGTGGATTAAGGAACTCGACTTGTGGTATGAAATCCATGTTCAAACAAGTGACGGAAATGTATGTGTTAAAAGCGTTACCGCAACTTCTCTTGCAGAAGATGAACTGTCGCAAACGAATGTTTATAAAATGGAAATCAATACGGAAACCGACATTAAGAGAGACGATTATTCTCCAACTGTATTTTACGATTCCGCAGATGCATCTCGTTCTTTGCTTGATAGATTATTGGCTAAAACCCCGCATTATAGAATTGTTTCAGTTCCAGTAAGTTTAAGAACAATCCAAAGGTCTTTTTCATTTGACGGAAACACAATTTATGATGCTCTGCAAGATGTAGCGAAAGAACTTGAATGTTATATTGACTTCTCTGTTCATTCTAATGCTGAAGGCAAACCTGACCGAGCAATTAGAGTTTACGACTTAAAATCATATTGTTTAGAGTGTCGTTCTCGTGGAGAGTTTGAGAAGGTTTGTAGCGAGTGCGGAAGTGAAAATGTTTTAGCACCATATGGCGTGGATATGGGGATTTTTGTGTCAAAGCACAATTTGACGGATGAAGTTGCATTCGAGACTAATAAGGACGCTATTAAAAACTGTTTCAAATTGGAAGCAGGAGACGAGTTGATGACCGCAACGGCTATCAACTGTAATCCAAATGGAAGTTCTTATTTGTGGTATATTCCGCAATTTATGAAAGATGATATGCCGCAAGAATTAGTTGAGAAAATTGCATCTTATGACGAACTCAACCTTTATTATCAAGATGAACACGTTGTATCTCCAACCGAGGATTTAAGAACATCTTATAATGCACTTGTAACAAAGTATTTGGGATATAAGCCAGAACTTGTAGCATTGCCTGAAAGAATCGTTGGCTTTCCTGCTCTTATGGAAAATTATTATCACACCATTGATTTTAATTTGCTTTTACAGAGCAAGTTAATGCCGACAATCGAAACCGTTGGAACAACCGCTGCGGAACAGGCTGCAAAATTGACCGCCGCAAAAATTTCTCCTGTTGCCGTTTATTCTATTGATTACGCTTCCGGTGCAACGGTAAATAGTGCCGTTCTTGCTATGGCAAAAGCACAAGTCGATTATCGTTATCAAGTAAGAATACTTGGAGAGCCGACCTACTCCAATAAGGTTTGGACTGGTTGTTTTACTGTGACTAATTATCATGACGAAGAAGATACTGCAACGAGTAGCACAATCTCGGTAACTATTACCGACAACTACGAAAGTTATGTGCAACAGATGCTCGATAAATCTCTTGCGAATAACACAAATACCGCAACCGACATTGTAACATTGTTTGGAATGTCGGATAGCAATTTTAAGAATGAACTGAAAAAGTATTCTCTGAATAGACTTCAAGCATTCTATGATAGTTGCCAAGCGTGTATTAACATTCTTATTGAGCAAGGCTGCGGAAGTAATACCACTTGGGTGGAATCTGACCAAGACTTATATGTGGATTTATATGTTCCTTATCAAAACAAGTTGGGATATATTAGTTCAGAAATCGGTTTGAGAGAGTCAGAGATTGCAACAATCGGAAGTGTTCAAGATGAGATAATTGACAACCGCAATGCTATTCAAAATGCTTTGAATTTTGAGACTTATCTTGGAACTGACTTGTGGCACACATTTATTGCCTATCGTAGAGAAGATACATATTCAAATCCGAATTACATTTCCGATGGCTTAAATAATGCCCAGTTGTTCGAGAGAGCAAAACAGTTTGTTGAACTCGCAAAGTCCGATTTATATAAGTCGGCAAATTTGCAACACACAATTAGTTCTACATTAAAGAACTTGCTCGTTATGAAAGAATTCGACAAGTTACTTGACAACTTTGAACTTGGAAACTTTATTCATATCGAGTGTGATGGTAATATTTATAAAATCAGACTTTTATCATTCGATATTGACTTCGATAATTTGAATGATTTATCGGTGACTTTTTCTGACGTTAGAGAAATTCGAGATGACATTAAGGACATTCGAGATGTTCTTGACAATTCGAGAGCAATGGGTTCTACATACGACAATGTTAAAAATCAAGCGTCCAAAGGAAAAGATAGCAGAGATGAACTTGATGACTGGTCTACTCACGGATTGGCTCTTACCAATTTGAAAATCTTGAATAGTGCCGATAATCAAGATTATGTGTTTGACGAACACGGAATGCTGTTTAGAAAATACCAGCCTTTACTTGACAATTATAGTGACGAGCAGTTGAAGATTATCAACTCGACTATTGCGATTACAAGCGATAATTGGCAGACGGTAAGAACAGCAATCGGAAGTCACTACTATATTGACCCTCTTACAAAAGAGGTTACATATGGTTATGGTATCAATGGCGAAGTTCTTATCGGTAAAATTATTCTTGGTGAGCAATTAGGCATTTACAATTCTGGTTCAACGCTCCAATTCAATAGAAACGGATTAAATATCACCAATGGTTCTTATACCTTTATGGTAAGTCCGAATGACGAAACGAATCTTGTTAAGATTTTTAGCAGTTCGGAAAGCCTTTTTACTTTTACAAAGAGTGGAAACCTTTATATTAAAGGCGAGGTTGTTGCAACGAAGGGTGAAATTGGTGGTTGTAGCATTGTCAATGGCAAACTTACAATCGACTCTGCCCATATTACGAGTGGTACAATTGATACTGCACGAATTCCTACTCTTACGGCTGATAAGATTGACGCAACAAACTTAAAAGTTGCTGCGGCAAATGTAACTGGAAAACTCACGGCATCTCAAATTGATGTTAGTGGTGTGATTTCTGCGGGAAGCATAGCCGTTACTGGTGATATTCCTACTGACTCTGAAATTACTACGATAACCAATAATACAATCAAAACAACAACCGTTACCGCTGCCAATCTCAAAGTAAAAGCGGCTAATATCACTGGCACTCTTACTATTGGTCAACTTCCATCCACTGTTGCGGAGACAAGCGATATTCCGACAACCTCGGAGATTACGACCATTACAAATAATACAATCAAAACAACGACTGTAACTGCGGCTAACCTTATTGTTAAAGCCGCTAATATTAGTGGTACTTTGACCGCTTCACAAATTAACGCAAATGGTCTAAATGTAATTAACGGCTCATTTTCTGGTACACTCTCCGGTGGAACAATCATCGGTGGCGATTTGAAAATGCAAGGAGATAAAATTTGGCTTGAAACGATGGATAATGGTGAGTCTTTTAGAATTTGTGATTCCGAAAGACATAACTATTTTTACGTTGGACAAGGATTTTGTTATCTTGGAGGCTCGGCAAAAATTGCCAATGGTTCATACGAAAGCAATTCTCTCGAAATGGGAACAACCATTAGAAATACTACTGGATATAATACGTATTTTTCGTCATTTAGCGGTATGCTTGGCGGAACGTGGTATAGTGTTAGTGCAATCTCTGTTGTTTCTGACAAAAACAAGAAGAACACGATTAAAAACATTTCTAATTCGTATGATTTGTTCTTTGATAATTTACATCCGGTTACTTATAAATATAACGATGGTACATCAGATAGGTTGCATACTGGTTTTATAGCGCAAGACACAGAGCAGGCTTTGGTTTTAGCCGGATTAACAACAAAAGACTTTGCTGGTGTAGTTATAATGAATAGAGAGGATGGCACACAAAATTGGCATTTAAGATACCAAGAATTTATTTCACTCAACACTTGGCAAATCCAACTTCTCAAACCACGTGTCGCTACGCTTGAAGAAAAAGTTGAAGCACTCGAAAAAGAAAACACAGAATTGAAAGAGCAACTTTCAAAATTATTAAATCAATAAAGGAGAGATAAAGAAATGAAATTATTTGAAATTATGAGAGCAAGAATGACCGTTGCAATGCTCTACAAGGAAAAAGTTGCCGGCAAACTTGCATATAAGTTCTTGAAATTCCTCTCTGCAACCGAAACTGACGAAAAGTTTTATAAAGAGAAATTGCAAGAAATCATTGAAAAGTATGGCGAAAAAGATGAGAAAGGAAATTTCATTGAAACGGAAACAGGTATTCAAATCCAAAAAGAATACCGTGATGATTGCCATAAAGCAATCGTTGAACTCGAATCCACAGAAGTAGACAAGCCTTCCCTCTCAATCACCTATGATGAGTTGGAAGATATTAAAATCTCTACTGAAGGTATGACTTCCCTTTTCGCTTTTATCCAAGAATGAAAGAGAGATAATATGAAGCATTATGTATATGTTTATTTGAATAATGGAACACCAAGATATGTTGGAAGAACAAACGATTTAATTCGCAGACATAACGAACATATTAAAAATGATTTCTCATGGATGAAATATTGTGATGAGATTGAATGCTATATCCTTGATAGTGAATATATTGCATCTAAACTCGAAACACATCTTATCAACAAGTATTGGGATTATGGTATTAAAAATATACAGAGATACGCTGTTGATTATACTTTTAGATTACAGCAAAGCGATGTATATTGTAAAGGAATCATTAAAATAGAAAATCTGAACCGTGTAGATTTATATAATATTTATGAAAGCGTAAATGAATTGTATAAAAATTTGCGTGATTGCAGATATTCTGAAAGGGAATTTTTCTATTGTTTACGTGAAATATATAAAAATAAATAAACGAATTTGAGAGTTTGAATGCTTATTCCCCCTTTATTAAAGAAGAATAAAGCGTTAGGTGATTTAGGTAAATCACTCACGCCAACAACGGAGGATTACCTATGAAAGACATTGTATCAATCGGAGACTTTCTTTCAGAATACACTTTTGCCGAGTTTTTGGTATTTGCGTTGATTTTCATTTTGGCAATCAAAGAAGGATTTAACTTTGTTGATTGGGTAAAAGCAAAGGTTCGCAAATCCACAAACAAGGCAATAGAAGAAAAGAAAGAACACGATAAGATAGAAGAAGAAATTGAAGATTTGAACAAGTTCTATGACGAAAAGGAAGTCGTTGACAAGGGATTTGCAGAAGCGGAAAGTAGATTTAAGAAAATTGAAGAATCTATTGAAATGCTGATTGAATCAGATAAAGAGGACATCAAGGCATTTATCACCCTCCAGCATCACAAATTTGTGTATGAGCAGGAATGGATAGATGACTACTCTATGGAATGTCTTGAAAAACGATTTGCTATTTACGAAAGAGAACACGGAAATTCATTCGTGCTTGGTCTTATGAATGAACTTCGTGCTTTGCCAAAACGCCCGCCTCGTGAGGTCGAGCATAGATATATTGGCACTGCCGAGTACATAAAGAAAGCGAATGAATAAAACCATTATTTTATTAACCATTTTGGGCAATTAAATCAGTAAGATACTATTGACCATACAACAATTATATTACATAAGAGAAGTATTTACTATTTCTCTTATGTAATTACCACAAGGTAGAAAAATAAACGAAGGGTGAAAATCTAATATGAAAAACATTATATGTTATGATTCTGGCGGTAATCAAATCACCGCTCTTGCCCAATGGGATAGAGATGTTTCTATTTATCTTCAAGAGACATTTATCGCAGAATCCCATAAAATACATTTTTTTAATAATTCAGAAGAAGTCGCCTATGTAGTTGAAAGTACATATAATGATGGAATATTAACTGCAAAAATCCCGAATATTCTCTTAACACAGCCATATGAGATAATTGGTTATGTATTTGATGAAACGGAAAATGGCGGAGGAAGGAGCATTGCTCGTTTTAGAGTAAATGTTAGGGCAAGACCACAACCATCCGATACAATTTATGATAGCACAAATGATTACATTTCGTACTATGAGATTTTAGAGAATTGTCAAACTTTTGCAACTGCGGAAGCAGCCAGAGTGACAGCAGAAGAAGCGAGGGTTGCCGCAGAGGAATTACGAGTTGCTTCTGAAAATACCAGAGATGCATCAGAGACAACAAGAATAAATAACGAGAATTCTCGTAAAGCCGAAGAAAATAAAAGAGTTGCTGCGGAAGCAAAAAGAGTAACTGATACTGCAAAAGCCATTTCAGATGCGGAAACTGCAACACAAAACGCAAACAATGCAACAGAGCAATTCAATCAATCCGCAGAAAGAATTGAAAATGCAATTATACAACTCGAAAACACAAACGAAACCGCAAGCGTAGATGCCGCAAGAGCAGAAGCGGCTGCTTTAAGAGCGGAAGCATCAGAAGATGCAGTTGAGGAAAAAGAGATTGTATTTGGTGCAAAAGTAGCATTAAAGGCAGACAATCTCTTTTTTAATACAGAAGATGGAAAACTCTATCTTATGTCTGAAGGCGAAATCATCGGTGATGGCGTAACCGTTGCCACGAGCGGTGGCGGGGGCGGAGGCGGTTCGTCCAACAATGCTGTATTAACTATGGCAAATGCAACAGGTTGGTTGTCAAATTCTATCGGTGAAAACGCAGAATGTCAAATCAAAGTTAATTGGAGTTCTATCGAAGATGGAGTTCCAACCGGTAACGGTGTTTTGACAGTCAAAGTTGGTGGTGCAACCAAGTTGACATCAAATGTTACGCAGGGTGAAGTAACAATCAATGTTACTCCATTCCTCTTGGTAGGAACGAACACCGTTAAAGTTACTATTTCCGATGCATATGGAAATAGCCGAACAATTAACTTTACCGTGTCTGTTGTCGCACTCTCGTTATCATCAACTTTTGATGCGAGTGTTGCACAAACCGGCGCAATTACATATACCTATGTTCCAAAAGGCAGTGTAAGCAAAACAATGCACTTTATTTTAGATGGAGAGGAACTTGGAACTGCTGTTGTTTCTACTTCCGGTAGACAGCAATCGTATATTATTCCCTCCCAAAGTCATGGCTCTCACAAATTTGAGGTTTACTTTACCGCAGAAATTGATGGGCAGCCTGTTGAATCTAATCACTTGCTTTATGACCTGATTTGTGTAAAGGCTGGCAATACAACGCCAATTATTGCAAGTGCATTTGATTTGACTACTATTAAACAATATGAAACTATCAATATTCCGTATATTGTTTACAATCCTGCGAGTATGACATCTTCTGTTACGCTCAAAGCGAATAATGTAGAGGTTGCACAGTTGACGGAAGTTGATAGAACGGAACACACATGGTCTTATCGAGCAGACGATGTAGGTTCTTTGAAACTGGAAATTATTTGTGGTGACACAAAGAAAACAATTTCTATGACTGTAACCGTAACAGAAATTGATGTTTCCGCAGAAACGGAAAATCTTGAATTGCACTTAACAAGTTATGGTAGAAATAATAATGAGGCTACACCCGCAACATGGTCTTATGGAGATGTAGAATGCTCGTTTAGCAACTACAACTGGAAAAGTGATGGTTGGCTTCTTGATGATGACGGAACAACTGTACACCGTGTTTCTGGTGATGCACGATTGACTATTCCTCTTAAAGTATTCGAGAACGACTTCCGTACAACAGGTAAAACCATTGAACTTGAATTTGCAACAAGAGATGTTCTTGATTATGATGCTATAATCTTGTCTTGTTTCTCTGGAAATAGAGGATTACAACTTACTGCACAAAAGGCACTCTTGAAATCCGGACAGACAGAGATTTTTACACAGTATAAGGAAAATGAGCATATCAGACTTACATTTGTTATTGAAAAGCAAGCAGAAAATAGGCTCATTTATATTTATCTTAATGGTATTATGAGTGGCGTTGCACAATATCCATCAGATGATGACTTCTCACAAGCAACTCCTGTCGATATTACTATTGGCTCAAACAACTGTACTATTGATATTTATACCATTCGTGTATATGACAACGACCTCACTCGTTATCAGGTTCTTGATAACTGGATTGCAGATACACAAGATATTACAGAGAAACTTAATCGTTATAGTAGAAACAATGTTTATGATTCTTATGGTTCTATTATTATTGAAAATCTCCCAAGTGATTTGCCTTATCTTGTTCTTCAAGCACCTATTCTTCCTCAAAGCAAGGGAGATAAAAAGACGGTTTCAGGTTATTATGTAGACCAAGAAAACGGAGATAATTCTTTCGAGTTTGAGAATGCAGAAGCCGATGTTCAGGGTACTTCATCCGCAGGTTATGCAAGAAAGAACTACAAGATTAAGTTCAAAAATGGTTTCGTAATGACAGTTGGAGAAACAACACAAGACGGTTACAAACTTCGTGCAGACAGTATTCCTACAAACACATTTACATTTAAGGCTGACGTTGCTTCTTCCGAAGGTGCTAACAATGTCGAGTTGGTTCGTTTATACAACGCAATTTGCCCTTACAAGACACCTCCCCAGGAAGTTAACAGCAAGGTAAGACAAGGTATTGATGGCTTCCCTATCGTTATTTTCCACGATGACGGAAATGGAGCAATGTTTGTTGGTAAGTATAACTTTAACCACGACAAAGGCACTCCGGAGATATTCGGTTTTGCTGAAGGTGATGAGTCTTGGGAAATTAGAAACAACACTTCAAATCGTGTATTGTTTAAGTCTGCCGACTTCTCGACAGATGATTGGAAAAACGACTTCGAGGCAAGATACCCCGAAGATAGTACATATGTTGCCAATCTCCAAGCGTTTATCGCATGGGTTGCATCTACTGACCAATCAACAGCAACGAATGCAAATCTTGAATCCGCAGTAACCTATGAAGATGTAGAATATACAAAAGATACAGCAGAATATAGATTGGCAAAATTCAAGGCTGAACTTGCCAACTATGCAGATGTCGATAGTACGGTGTTTTACTATCTCTTTACGGAAATTTTCTTGATGGTTGACTCACGAGCAAAGAACGCATTTCCCTCTAAATTTGGAGAGGACAAGTTCTGTTGGCTTCCTTACGATATGGATACTGCTATTGGTATCAACAACGAAGGTTCTCTTGCTTTCGGATATGAACTCGAAGATACCGACAAAACGGAAACCAACGCTGACGTATATAATGGTCAACAGTCCGTTCTTTGGATTAACCTCCGTCAAGCGTTTGGTGACGAAATTATGGAGATGTATCAGAATCTTCGTAAAGACAATAAAATTTCATATACAATCGTTGAGGATGCATATGAGCAACACCAGGCTAAATGGTGCGAGGCAATCTGGAATGAAGATGCTTACTACAAATATTTGCAGCCGTTGATTGATGACAACACAGCATCTTACCTCGGAATGTTGCAAGGTAGCAAATCCGAACAGCGTAAGTGGTGGCTGTATAATCGTTTTAGATATATAGATAGTAAGTATAATGCCGGAGATGCACTTACTGACTTTGTTACTTTAAGAGGTTATTCAAAGGCAGATATTACTGTTGAACCTTATGCGGATATTTACGCCACAATTAAGTATGGTTCTTATCTTGTTCAAGAAAGAGCATTAAGGGGAGACAGTTATACGTTGGCTTGCCCCCTTGATAGTCTTAACGATACAGAAATCTATATTTATTCCGCCTCACAGTTAAAGAGCATCGGAGATTTAAGTGGTCTTGAAGTTGGTTATGCTGATTTCTCTATGGCAACTAAACTTACATCTTTGAAACTCGGAGATTCTTCCTCTGATTATAGCAATACCAACTTGGAAGAATTGTATCTCGGAAACAATACTCTTTTGCACACATTAGATATTCGTAATTGTCCTAACTTAACACAGTCCGTTGATATTTCTGGTTGTAAAAATGTTGAGAATGTTTACTTCGATGGTACTTCCACGACAGGTGTTTCACTTCCCAATGGTGGTATTCTGAAAGTATTACATTTGCCTGGAACAATTACAAACCTGACATTGCTTAACCAAAAGGCATTAACGGAATTTGTACTGCCAAGTTATAACAATATCGAAACTTTGAGATTGGAAAACATTGGTAGTATTGTTGATGCACAGGCAATCTTGAATACGATGGCGGCTAATGGTCGTGTGCGTTTAATCGGTATTAACTGGTCGTTTGATGATGTAGAAGATGCTCTTGCCATTTATGACAAACTTGATACAATGAGAGGTTTGGACGAAAATGGTAATAACACAACAACCGCACAGATTTCTGGTAAGATTAGCGTTCCGACAATTACAAGCGCACAACTCGAATCCATGAAAACTCGTTATCCTGATATTACCGTTGAGTATGAAACCATCTACCATTCTGTTACTTATAAAGATTGGGATGGAACTGTATTGTACACAGAAATTCTTGTTGAAGGTTCTAATGCAACCGACCCTGTGACCTCTGGTAAAATTGATGCACCTGTCAGACCTAACACTGACGATGTTAGATATGTTTACACTGGTTGGGGTACTTTGCCCACAAATATTACTTCGAGCGTAGAACTTACTGCGAAGTATGCTGAAAGTTATGCTCTCCGCTTCTATAATGATACAACCATTATTACGACTGTATTTGTTAGTGCTGGAGGTAACGGAGTATATCAAGGAACTGAACCTACAAGAGAAAGCACTGCACAATATGATTATGCTTACACTGGTTGGGCATTAACTAATGGCGGAGAAGCAGATGCTAACGCACTGAATAATATCACCGCTCCGAGAAATGTATATGCCGCATACTCTGCTACTATTAGAAAGTACACTGTTAAGTTCTATAATGGTAACGCCCTTATGTATGAACAGCAGAATGTAGAGTACGGAACAAATGCAACCTATGGCTCTGAAACTGTACCTACAAAGGCAATGGACGCACAGTTTATTTATACATTTGATGGTTGGAGCAGAAGTAACAATAATGTTACTGATGATACGGCATTGCTTAATATTCAGGGCGATACAAATGTATATGCTACATTTACAACCGTTACTCGTGTTTACACGGTTAGATTCTACAACGGCGACACATTCTTGCAGGCTGTTGAGAATGTTCCTTATGGAGACACTGTTGAATACACCGGTGAAAGTCCTACCAAGGCGGCAGATGCACAATACATCTACACATTTAGCGGATGGAGCAAGACAAATGGTGGCATAGCAAACAATAACGATATGGTTGTTGTTGGTGAAACTAATCTCTTTGCTGCATATACAACAACAATTCAGACATATACCGTAACATTTAAGAACGGTAATGATATTCTTCAAACCGTTACGAATGTTCCTTATGGCGGAACTGCTAAATTTACAGGAACAACACCTACTCCCGATACAGAAGGATTTGTGTTTGCTGGTTGGTATCCTTCCAACACAAATATTAAGGGTGATACAATTTGCCAGCCTGTATTCGCAGACCCGAATGCGCTGAATGCAAAATCTTGGGCAGAGATTTCCGAACTGTCTAACGCTGGTACTGCGGCAAACTATTTTGCTGTCGGTGATGCAAAAGCGGTAACACTCGATGGTACTGTTGGTACTCTTGCGCTCGATAATGTAACACTTTATGTTTATATCCTTGGATTTAATCATAACGCTGATTATGAGGGCAATGGTATTACATTTGGATGTTTCAAAACTGCACAAACTGGTGGAAAAGATGTTGCTCTTTGTGATAGCAAGTATGGTAGCAACTCTACCGATGGCACAAAGTATTTCAATATGAACCACTGGGGAAATAGTAACCGAGGCGGATGGGCAGGATGCGATATGCGTTATGATATTCTTGGTTCTACTGACGTAGCACCTTCAGGATATGGTTCTTCTAAATCATCATCTACTGTTGGTTATGATGCGACTGAAACTTGTGCTACCAATCCTGTGGCTAATACGCTTATGGCTGCACTCCCCTCTGACTTGAGAGCCGTCATGAAACCTATGACCAAATATAGTGACAATAAGGGTGGTGGTTCAGGACACGTTGCTGACAATGTTACTGCCACTATTGATTACTTACCGTTGCTTGGAGAAATGGAAATTTTCGGAACTGGAAGTGGTTATAATAATAACTGCGAAGATACTTACCAGAAACAGTATGATTACTATGCTGCTGGTAATAGCAAGGTTAAATATAAGTACGACTCCAATGGTGTCGGCTCTGCTGTGATTTGGTGGGAGCGTTCTGCTATTTACAACGACTACAGCAATTTCTGCCGTGTCTACACGGGCGGCAGCGCCACCGGTAACCGCGCCTACATTGCCTATGGTCTGGCTCCGGCTTTCAAAGTCTAATCGCCATTCCAATCAAAGAAATCCACTCACGAAAGTGGGTGGGTTTCTTTAATACAATTCAAAAGGAGAAGATAAAGGATGTCAGTCCTTAAAATTCATCGGTCTGAAAGTAAAGCCGAATATATAAATACGGCAAATGAAATATTTGCCGAAACAATGCAATTTCTCACGAGACTATCTGCAAGATATTCTCGTCTATTATCGCCGGATGTTATGAGGTTGGCATCAGAAGTCCTTGATAATGCAGAAAAAGCAAACAGCATTTTTCCGTCTGATTCGGTTCGTATAGAATTACGTGAAAAGCATCTATTAGAAGCCAGAGCATCTTTAATGGCACTCGATGTGCATTTAGCACATTGTTATGAGATTATGATGTTAAACCCGCAAGGTTGCTTCTCTACCTTAAACGGCAAAGATGTACAAGCAAAAGATGCTGTTAAGAAACTTGAAAATATGGCGCAATCACTTGGAGAGAAGATTGATAAAGAAAATAATTATTTATCAAATGTTCTCAAAAGTGATAAAAACCGCCTAAAACAAAACTCCGCATCAAAACAAGAAGATGCGACAAATAGTGATTAAAATTTATTAAAATATAATAAATATGGGTGTGTCTCTGTAAAATGTTAGTCGTGTGTCGGCTCTGCTGTGAATTGGTGGGAGCGTTCTGCTAATTACAACAACAACAACAATTTCTGCAATGTCAACACGAACGGCAACGCCAACAATAACAACGCCAACAATGCCAATGGTCTGGCTCCGGATTTCACATCTTATTTTGGGTCAAACATAGTAAATTATTTGAATTAAAGACCTATGTGAAAGGAGAGATACTTCCCGGATTATTTAGTCCAAAACTACCTTTTGATGCCCTTGCACGAACGCTTCTTGCATAGTAGGAGGATATTGTGCTTAATCCTATTTTATGTGTAATGGCAAAGCAATTTAGCCGCACTCTATATTATAATTGTACGAAAGGTGAAAACTCTTTAATTATGAATAGTCAAGAAAGACATTTAGCAAGATATGAACGCCGAAAGGCAAAACGTGAACTAAAACGAAAAATGAGAAGTGATTCGATAGGCGGAATAGAAAACGCATTATCGTATGGTGAGTTATATAAAGCAGGAAAGAAATGCTGTAATGCAGTACGTTGGAAAAACAGTGTTCAAAGATTTGAAATGCACTTATTTTCCGGAACTGCGGTTAGAGTACAACAAATCCAATCTGGCAAATGGAAACCAAGTGCATATGTTCATTTCCTTTTGACAGAAAGAGGTAAAACAAGACCGATAGATGCTCCGAGAGTTCAAGATAGACAGGTACATAAGGCTTATACCAAGAATGTGCTTTTGCCGTTATATACTCCAAGTATGATATATAATAACGGTGCGAGTCTTGAAGGCAAAGGATTTGAATTTTCAAAAGAAATGTTGAAATCCGAATTAAGAAGCCATTATAGAAAATATGGTCGTAATGGAAGTATTATTCTGATGGATTTCAAACAATTCTTTCCCTCTGCTCCGCATTCGGAGATTTATAAACGGCATGACCACTTCATTTTTGATAACCAATTAAAAGTATTTGGCGATAGAATTGTCGGTTCAGTAAAGGGCGGAGTTGGTATGCCTCTTGGAGTAGAACCAAGCCAAGCAGAAATGATTGCTCTACCCTCTGCAATAGATAATTATATCAAGTGTCAATTATCATTAAAAGGTGCTGGTCATTATATGGACGATTATTATATAATCGTGCCGCCCGATAGAGATGCAAAAGAAATTATGGAGATAGTGCTAAATAAGGTCAATGCTATGGGATTGACAATAAGCACAAACAAATCAAAAATAATTCCTTTAACAAAACCATTTAGATATTGCAAGGCAAAATATATCCTTACAGAAACAGGAAAAGTAATTATCAACGGAAACAGAACATCAATGAAAAGAGCGAGAAGAAAAATCAAATCATTTAAGAATAGATTTGATAATGGTGAAATGTCGGCAGATGATTTATGGTGTTCAGTAAATGGTATGCTTGCATATTTTGAAAAATATAATGACCATAAAAAACTATTAAGACTCCGTAGGTTGTTCTACGCAATCTATGGATTTTCTTCCGAAAAGATTGAGAATTTTAGAAATAGAAAGAACAAGGAGAAAGAAATGAAATATATAGTACATAGACGATTCAAGGAAAAGGCTATTTGTGGTAATGTTAATTTACCATATGGCACAGAATGCGAGTCTGTAAATGGAATGCTATATTACAACAATAAGCCATTATGTGTGGTTACGAGTGAAAATGCTCACCAGTATTTTGCGAGAAACGATGATGGCTTTGGGTTGGACAGAGGAAAATTAACACAAGGCATTCAGAACGCCCTTAAACAAGAAGAAAACCACCAAGAAAGATGGGATAGGGTTTGGGGTGACAAAACTTGTGCAGCATACAAGAGGCAGGAACACGCAGACCATTGGCTGTGGAATCATGCCTTTTTTAATGCGGATTTAATTACACTAAACTATATCGCTGGACTTGTCGGCGTAGAAAGGAAGTAACTTATGTATCATATTGAAAGCAATAATACTGTGGTCGGTGATTACGAACTTATCGTATGGATAAAGAAACACGCAAATGGTTGCTATATTCCTTGCGAAGAAAGTGATGCAGAGGGAATTTGTGTGAAAGTTCCTCATAAGGCAACAGTAAAAGTAATTGATGAAAATGGAGAAGCCACATCGGAAGAAACTATTGTAACTTCTTATACTGATATGGTTTATAGAACAAAAGAAGATGGATTAAACGGAGATGAGCCACTTTGTACTGTTACAATCGTTGATGAATATACCACGATTGCAGAGCAAAAGGCGGCAGCATATGATATACTTGTGGGGGCGACAAAATGAGTGAAATTTTAGAACAAGCAAGAAAACTTCGAGCGCACATCGAAAATCTTTCGTCTGGAATGGAAGATAGTGCCGCATTGGAAGCGGTTCAGTTATTCCCTTCTTGGGATAAAACAAATACATATGCCGTAGCAGATAGAGTACAATATAACGGTATTCTTTACAAATGTTTGCAAGAACATACGGCACAAGAAGGTTGGAATCCAATAGATGCGAGCAGTTTATGGGCAAAGGTTTTGATTCCAAGCGAAAATGAAATTCCCGATTGGGAACAGCCTGATTCCACAAATGCTTATAGCATCGGTGACAAAGTTAAGTATAATGGCTCTATCTATGAAAGTCTTATAGATAACAACGTATGGAGTCCAGAAGCATATCCTGCTGGCTGGCAATTAGTTGAATAATTTGAAAACATAACAAAAGGGTTATAAGATGAAATATTCTTATAACCCTTAATTTTTGCGCCTTAAAAACAAAAATGAGTGTATCGCTACACTCATCTCTGTTTCCTCCTTAACGTCAGAAGCAAACTGGCTCCCCGGACAGGGCTTGAACCTGTGACATCATGATTAACAGTCATGCGCTCTACCGACTGAGCTACCGAGGAATATTAAATTAAAATCAACCGCTTTACTCTACTTCTCTACTTCAAACAGCCGACTGCGTGATGCAGTTAGAGAAGTCAATTTTTTATTACGTGTGGTATTATACCACATTATTTTTGTTTTGTCAAGAGGCTTTTTGAAATTTATTATCGAATTTATAATAAATTGTAATTTCTTGCGTGTACTCGCCATCTACGAGTTGCCTTTCTCCGATTACGATTTTTTCAATCAGAGTATTTAGAAGAACCTTATCAAGAGCCGTAATATCTCCGAACTGCTTAACCTTTTCGACAAATGCTTGCAAGGATTGGAATTCGTTCTCTCTTGCTGCTTCTCTTGCTCTTAAAGCATCGAGTTCTTTTTGAAGTCGCTCTTGCTTTTCTTCATCTCCGGCAACAAGTTCTTTGAATCGCTGAAGGGATATTACTCCGTCCAACCTATCCTGATACATTTGCTCATATCTTTTGTTAAGTTTTTCGATTTGCTTTTCAAGTTCTTCAATGGTTGCTTGGCAACTATTCCCGCTCTGAAACTCCGACATTACTTGTGCTGCAACTTGATTATCAAAATCAAACTGCCCTGCTCTTATGCTTGCAACTGTCGAGCGGAGATTTTCAAGAACCGTGTTGTAGACATCATTATACAAGGTATAATGTGCGGTGCATCTGTCTTTTCCCTTTTTCTTGTAAGTCTCACAACAATAATATGGGTTATTATCTCTCTTGGACGAAAGACCTAAAATTTTCCCACATTTGTCACACCTTATTAACCCAGCAAAGATATTGCAGAAGTCGCTCTGTGTACTTCTCTTTCTCTCTTGGATTCTTCTGTGTGCATCATCCCATAATTGCTGTGAAATGATTTGTGGGAACATACCCTCAACGACTATCCAATCGCCCTTGTCTTTCTTGATAACCTTTTTGTTTTTGAAAGAGAGAATTTCTCTTTTGCCACTTACAAGATTTCCGAGATAAGTTTCATTGTGAACGATTGCTGAAATTGTTCCTAAATTCCAATCATAAGGGTCTTTGTCACAAGGCTTGTTTGCATTTCTTCTTTGTAGAGCATACGGAGTAGGAATTTTCTCCTGACTAAATAATCTTGCGATTTTTGTATAACCATATCCGTGATATGCTATCAATGTGAAGATACGGACGATTACCGGAGCAGTTGTTTCGTCAATCAAAAGAACGTGCTTGTCCTCTGGACTTTTCTTAAATCCATAAGGTGCTTGCGAACCGATAAACTCGCCCCTTGATGCTTTTGCCTTGAATGCTTGTCTAACTTTACGAGAACACTCCGCAGGATAGAATTGATTGAAAAGGTTTTTCATAGGAACGATGAAGTCGAGGTCTCCTTTGCGGCATTCACTATCGTAATCGTCTCCAATGGCTACAAACCTTATATTTCTTTCGGGAAAATATTCTTCAATATATTTTCCGACACCAATATACTCTCTGCCAAGCCTCGATAAGTCCTTGACAATAACCATATTAAATTTTTTGCTCTCTGCATCTCTCAACAACCGTTGAAAGTCTGGTCTATTGAAGTTTGTACCAGTGTAGCCATCATCACAGTAGAAATCATAAATCTCAATATTATTGGCTTTGCAATAATCTTCGAGTATCTTTTTCTGTGTTTCGATTGATACGCTTGTACCATCTTGCATATCGTCAACGCTTAAACGTGCATAGAGTGCAGCGAGGTAACTTTTTCTTTGCTCTTTATAGTTCATCTTGTCCTTTCCGAGCAAAGCGGTTGACAGATAATATTATACCACAATATCATCGTTTTGTCAACCGCCTTCCACTATGTATTATTTAATTTTTGACTTGACATACTCAATGTAGAGGTCTTTGAAATTCTGATTTCCAAACACACTCGTACAAATCATTTTTGTCTTTTTGCTGGGTTTTACAGTTTTGGTCTTTTCCATCGAAACTCCTTTGCCTCCAGTTGAAGGCAAACAAAGTACGGTATTCCGGCTTGCGCTTCTTCATATGTATTGAATACTCTTGATTTCATGCCTTGTCTGCTACTCAACACGAGGTCTGGTTTTGGGTTTTGTTTATTTCGAGAGAAGCAGTATGTGGTTTTTGTTTTGTTGTTAATACGGTAGAGATACATTTGCTCTACATAAGGTGTCTCATTGTTTACGATTACATAATACGCCTTCCCTATTTGCGGTTGCTCCGCCGTGTATTCTTCAATTATTTGAAGTGCATCAGCCAAGCCGACCACATACTGTTCTTGCTCTTTGCTCATATTACAGGCTGTTTCAGCATCAATCTTGTGCTGTATTCTCTCGATGATTTCTTGAATCAATTTGTGCCTGTACTTCCGAACCCACCACGATTTTCACCGTCAAGATGGTCAACTTCCTCGAATTCAATGTCGGGTTGCTTCTCAACGATTCTAAACTGGCAAATTCTATCATTCAGATTGATAACCGTGTCCTCCAGCGCAAGCACCGGCATTCCCCACACATCACCATCTCCGCAATAAGAGTTGTCGATTACGCCCATATGATTTGTTTGTAATACTGCCCACTTCTTACAAGTGGAACTACGAGGAACAACGTGCGCCTCATATCCATCGGGTAACTTCATAGAAACACCAAGGGAGATAATTTTTCTCTCGCCAGCCTTTAACTCAACGGTCTCGGCTGCACGAAGGTCAATCCAATCGCCTTTGGCAAACTTCTTAATTCTTTCGAGTTTGTCATTATGATACTTAATTTTAATAGTAAACATTTTTATCTTCTCCTTTAATCTGCTGATGCAACATATAAGCCACAATGACAAGTTCCGCTTTCGTTTCGCTCCATCATATCACGGAACTCCTTGCACATACATTTCGTATCTTCTGTTTTACGAATTCTGCAAGGGCAATAGCCATTGTTGGCTTTAAGTTTTTCTCTGATTTCTTTGACATATTCTTTGTCGGGATTTGTCGTTACTTTCATTTATGAAATCCTTTCTGCATATTGGTTGTCGCTTTGCAAATTTACCCCAAGAACTTCATCATAGTGTGGTTTTTGGTCTGGAATAAATCTGCCAAATTTAACTACGATATTTTCAGTTTCCTTCATTTTAATTATAAAGGACGGAAACAGGCTATTGATTTCGTCTTTTGTGTAGCCAGTATATATCACAATATCGTCAGAACTGTGCTTGCGGAACTCTGCGATGAACGCTATTAAATTGTCGTAATCGTCAAATGGCTCTAACCCGCCAAACACAACTGCTTGCGAATATATATTGCCGAGGTATCTTTGCACGAGCCTATCTATTGATACTTCAATATCTGGTGCGGTAGCAAGTGCGCTATTCTGACACACTTGCTTACCACACATCTTGTCACACTTAAACGTACAAGAGTGACAACCTATAAACATTGATACTTTTCGATAGTTGACAAAATCCTCATCTACAAGGTTTTTAATCAACATATTACTCACCGAGCATTTCTGCGTATTCGTACCATCTACGAGTATTGAATTCTCTAAATCTGTCCTTGGAATAACTTCTCGTAGGAACAAGATAGCCTACAATTCTCTGGTAAGTGTCAAACACAGGTTCTCCACAGGTAGGACAAATATCCGTACCAACGAAACCGTGATGATTCTTACACTCGTTGATTCTTGTGTTGAATGCGAAATAGATTACGCCCGAAAGAGCAATCTTATTAAGCATTTCCCATGCCGCTTCTTTATTCGGGAAGTTTGCTTCGAGGTTGATGTGTGCAATACTTCCACCGGAACACTTCTCGTCAAGGATAGACGAAAGGCGAAGTTTTTCCTGAATTGTACACTTTGCGGAAAGAGGAATCCACTGATTAGAGTAGATAAAGGTATTTTTTCTATCATAAAGAAGATTGTCTTTCTGACAGAGGATAACCGCCGCTCTTTCTGCGGGAACACTCTCAATATTGAATGAATAAGCATCGGTGAATTCGTCCTTAACTGCGTTCAGAACCTCGAAAATCTTACTTGCAAACTCAATTCCCTTATCGGTATAACTTACGCAACCGAATTCGTCAGTTTCCGTATATCCGAATGCTTCGATTACCTCAAACAATCCGAGAATACCAATAGTGCAATACTGCTTATCCATTTCAATCGCACCCTCTTGGTAGTTGGGGAGCAATCCCTTTTCTACGTTGCGTTTGATAATGTGTCTTACTCTGTCAAGAGCCTTGCAGCAAAGCAAAGTTCTCTTTTCGAGAAGTTTAAGATACTTCTTTTCGTCACACTCTGTTTCGAGAGCAATTCTCATAAGGTTAATTGTGTTCACCTTAACAGAACCGATAGACAGTGCCGTTCCGCCGATAGAGTTGATAAAGCCGCTCAATTTCGTGGTGTTGGAGAGAAGTCGGCAACAGTTGCTCAAAGTGGTTACATCGTTGCTCATAAAGAAATTGCTATCATTCCAAAGAACGTTATGGTCGGAACACCATCTTGCAAAGTCATTATCAACAAACACTCTGTAATCCTTTGTCTCAATCATATGCTTAATTTCTTCCTCGGTCAAATCACTTCTTTTCAGGAGTGAGTATGTAAGTACAGGGAAAGTAAACATATTCTCATAGCGGATTTGAGAGACAACTTCCATAAACACCTTTTGATGCTCAATCAGATTGTCTACATTGTCAATAACGAATGAGCCATCGGGATATTCAACACCACCGAACAAAGACTCAACATAGTTTCTATCAAAGATAGAGACATTTACAAATGCAGTCTGGTCAATTCTCATAAACGGCTGGTTAAGTCTATAAATGAGTTTTTGGAATGACTGTCTCAAATAATAGTCGGGGTTCTTAATGAAGTAGCCGGTCTCGCAATCGTGCTTCCAGAAGTAGTAAGTCCAGATAAGAATGTTGGGAATACCAACCGCTCCGGAACTTCTGTTGCTCATATAGGAGATATACTCGATTACATCGTCAATAAAAGTAGTCAAGTGTTTGGGTGGCTGATTATTATAATTCTTCAAGAAGAACAAACCTTCAGTTGCGAGACGAGTAAGGTCATAAGCATAGCAATAAGGAAGATATGTAGATGTGGGAGCATCGTGCAGATAGAAACTACCGTTGTACTCTGCTTCGAGCCATTCCTTTGCCGTTCTTAAATTATACTCTTTCTTAATCTCATAGAAAATCTTATTTAGAGCAAAAAGTTTGTCCTCGGACTTTCCCTTCTCACTCAACAAACTACGAATATCCTTGCTGGATGCGTTGGCGTTAGAGTCAATCGTAACATCCGCAACATTTTTATCTACGAACCCATCAATGAAGTCCGAAAAGTTCAACTGGGATTCGTGCAAACCATTGAGGATTTCAAAATCCTCTCCGTACTTATCACTTAAAGATTTAAGTGTTTTTTCAAAGTCACGAGTTACTTTAATCGGAATTTCCATTATTTAACCTCCGTGTTGTTAATCCAGTTGTTTGCTTCTGCAAAACTCATAAGGTTGCCATCAACGGAGAGAACAGGAACTTGGTCAATGCCAAGAGACTCCATATCCTCAACATTGTTGTTTTCAACATACTCAATGTTTTTGGCTTTAAGTTTCTTTTTCAAAACCTCACATTTCGGGCAACCTGTCGTATAAAGTATTAAATTATCCATTTCTACCTCCGTATTTAATTTCCCATAGTTTTCTTTGTTTTATAGCGTCATCTTTGTTTTTGAATGACTTGCATAACTTTACGCCATATAGTTTGCTACTATATCGTGCATACCAATATCCAGAATTGGTTCGCTTGTATGTTGTATGATATGAAACTCCGGTTACTCCCGAAGAATTATTCTTTTGTTCTCCTTTGTTTGATGCGTTGAGGTCATAATCACCTTTGCGAAGATTCTCTTTTCTACAATCGAGCCTAATTCTATTAAAATGGTCAACCAATGTACTTTCGTCTGTATCTGTGAGAAACTTATGCAATCGTACTTTCTTGCCATCTATTGTTGTTCTTGCGTAGCCAGTTGAATCAAGATACCAAGTGTGAGAAATACATTTTTCTAAATCATCAATATCAATGATTGCTCTACCTTTTTCATTTTTATTTTTATCACGAAGAATAATAAAGGCAATTTCTCCTTCTTTGATATAGTCATTCATAATGCTTCTATAAAACAACTCCTATGTTACGAGATAATTTATAATATAATCCGCAGCATCTTCAACGCTTTCCTCAAAATGAGTTAAGACACCTTTAAGCCAAGGATTTGTAGGTAATTGTGAACCAATTCCTACAACGTGTGTAAACTTATTTAGATTGCACATATTCAAGCCGATAAGAATGCCGAGTTTAATGAGCGTGGAATCATCATGCTCTGCATTTGCCAAATTTACAATGACAATATCGCATTCCTTGATTTTAGACAACTCAATAAGAATTTCTTCCTTTTCGCTTTCAATCTCTTGGTTCATTAAGATTGGAAGATGTGTAAATGCTATCGGGTTATCACACCTTTGTTTGAACTCGCTTTCCAAGCGGTTAATCCATTCTTTGTGAGAGAGAATTTCAAAACCACTTGGATTTCCGAGAGTTACTATTTTAACCGTTTTCATATTCTCCACCTATCAATAACTACTTTGCAGAGAACCCGCAGTAAAATCTTCGATAAATCTTACCGCAGTTGCTCGATAATCATTGAGGTCTCCGTTGTTGTTGATAAGAATATCATAAGAATAATTGAAAACATTTCCGTCTGCCATATTTGAAGTAATAGGCTTAACAGATTTTCTCTTAATGAGAACCGTTTTGGCATCGAATGCTTGCTTTGCTTTTTCGATTTCTTCCGGCTCTCTTATATGTAAAAACAGCATCATTGCGGTTTCGCTATTCAAAAATTCCTCAACCTTTTCTTGCATACTGTTGAAAGGCATATTGTTGTAGTCGGTGCAAAGCAACTTCAAATCAGACAAGAATTTTCTATCCTTTTCGGATTTACCGCCAGTCCAACCGATAATTCTTGCAACCTCTTTTACCTTATCAACAGAAGAAAAATTCATTACAGGAAGAAGAAAATTTTCTGATACAAGTTCGACAAATGTATCTTTGCCTACACCGCCAGAGCCATTGATAATAAACACTTGCTTTTTCAAACTCAACACTCCTTAATCATCTATTTTCTCTAAATCAACTTTTAATGCTTCGGCTTTCTCGGAGAGCGTCAAATTGTCAAATTCATTCTGCAAGTATTCACTCGCACAATCCTCACAATAATCGTCTCCGTCAATTCTGTACTCTGCATTGTTATCGCACCCATCGGAATCGCAATAGTCAACAGGAACTCGTCTTAACTCACAAGATGAGCCACGACATGGATAACCTGGAACGGCGCAATCGCAGCAATGATTCTCAATTTTTCTCATTGGTCTGCTTCTTTGGTTTTCTACCGCAACTATGCTTTTCGGGGCAATATCCCAAGAATTCGCACTTCGGCATCATCTGCGTGTTGACAATGTATTCCCATTCGGGAGAGTAGTTCTTCAATGCTGTGAGAATATCATCGAATAACTGTCTGAACTCCCAATATGCACGAGTACACATTCTGTTTCTTGACATATCAATAAGGTTTCGAGGATTACGCTTATCAACAATTTTTGTGGTCATACCAAGAGGAAGTTGCAATGCACTATCTTCTCTCGGAATTCCCATTGCTTCGAGTTTCTGGCAATTCTCCGAAATAACTCTCATTGTCTCGTTATAGATTGCCAATGCTTCGGGATTCTTCTCGATTTTGCTTGGAATAATATACTCAAAGTTCTCGTAATTGATATATCTCGTAGACGCTTGCAGACGAGTGGGTGCGCCACCGATATGGGTGTACCATTCACGGATAACACGTGCGGAATATCCGTCCAATACCATTTCGATATTCGGGAACTCAAATGTTCTACCGTGATTAGACTCGATACAGTCAAGACCTCTCTTGTAGTTCTTTTGCTCGTCTGAAATATCTGCACCCCAACAGATGCCGGCTCTTGCACCAATCAATGTGATTGGATTTTTTGTGGTTTCAGGTAAAATAATAATCTTTCCCATTTTCTCTCCTTAAATGTTTTCGTAATTTCTTAAATCAGCAATCGTAAGACCGCTTTGGTTATATGCTCTATGAACAGTTGAAAACTCATCAATTATAGGCAAAATTACATTGACAAGCATTTCGCATTTCGTCCTCATCAATTTCTGTTTGGCGTAATAAAGTTTTACTCTTGCTTCATAATTCTTTTCGTCAACAGCAAAGACTTCTTCCCACTGCTCTCTATGAACTGGTTTCCATCTATATTTGAACCACCATTTGATAAACAAATCCAATTTACCTCTGTGCCTAATTCGCAATTTTGCGAGTTCATACCAACCCGCCTTTCTGTCAACGGCTTCAAAGTATTTCTTCATGATATAGGTGGATTCATTGTGGTAAATTGCAGTAGGTTTGCTCTTGTTTCGCTCATACCAATCAAGTGATACGTTGATACCTATTGCACGAGATGTTGGAATTTGAATTGAAAATCCCGATATTTCAAAGTAAACATAGTTGCAATGAACGACAATGTTGGTTGCGAGTGGAAATGTGTTTTTCACCAACACTGCGAGAATATCAGAACTTCTCAATGGAGTTTCACAAATCTTGTGCCAAGTTTCTTCATCAATCGGCTTGCTAAAATCAATGTTTTTTATGAGTTCGATTTGTTCTTGTCTTTCTGCAATTTCTTCACCTAAAATCGTGAGTGATTTTTCAACTTCTTTCTTGACTTCATTGGTCATTGCTCTGCCCTCTTTTGAGGAATAATCCCTTGATTTTGTGAATAAAACGGTGATTTTATTTTTAACAGTTTAATTCCGTGTTATTCCGTCTTATTTATTATAACACCTTTTTATTTGTTTGTCAAGAGATTATTCCAAATTATTTTTAATTTTTTAATTCAACAAGATACTTGATTGTACACTGTTCCTCTTTATACACGATAATTTCATCATTTCTCAACATTGAGCCTTCGTGTGCGTGTAAGCAATTTGCTCCCGGACACGCTTTTTGAAGTGCAGCATAATCAAATGTATGGAATCGGCTCTCGAATGAATGAACGTCATAAGGCTTGCCGTATGCAACATCCATAAGTGCCATAAAGCCAGAACTTGAATTTCCATTCGCCCAGTAACTTCCCGACAAACTTGTATATCCAAGAGACTTTTTAGCCTTTGGCGCATAGTAGATACCATAACCAAACATCTTTCCTGTGATAACAGCATTTGTGGGTCTTAATACGAGACCGCTATTGATAATTGACCACCAATTCTCATTGCGTGAGCCGTGAAACAGCAATCGAACATCCTTAATGTTGTTATCCTTTACGAAGTCATCAAAACGCTTTTGAGTCCTGATATTCTTAACTTTCCAAGCCTTGTGATATTTGTCGGAGCAAGAACCGAGAGCAACCTTAATTCTTGCAACATCTTCAACAGTACATTCCTCAAACTCCAATCCGAGTTGTTCGAGGATTGTTCTATCATAGAGAGGCTTATCGTCTTTGACTTCCTCAATTACTTGCTTCTGAACGACCTGACCTTTCATAATATCAAGAAGGTCTTGTTCTCTGCTTATGATTTTGGCAAACTGTGTATCGTCTTGTGCAATATAACTTCTTACAGAACCCATTTTACGAGGAATAACCGTAAAGAGTTTCAAAAGAGTGTTGTTGAACTCCGACTTATCTTCAATCGACAATAGACTTGTCAAAATGGTTTGTGCCTCGTCTACCATCGCTTGTGTAACTTTGTTGGAAGAAATCGTGTAGTTTTCACTAATAGCCTTACGAGCCATAGCCTGTAATCTCTCAACGATTTCGGCAATTACCTTATTTTCAATTTCCTTATATTCCGATTGCTTTGGCTTCTCGGTAGAAATTAAATCTTTTACAAGGTCGGTTTGGTCAACATATCCCTTATTGATTTTCTCATTGTATTTTGAGTTCCATTGACTCATAGGATAGGTGCGTGTTTGCGAACCACTACCTATGCGACCATAGGTAGCAGTCCACGAATCACCATGCGGAGTCATATCATAATACTTGTTATTATTTGCACCAGCCGTTACCATTACCAAGTGACGTGGTGTAATCTCCGGCATTTTCTTTCTCCTTACAGTTTACAAACTAAAATCTCGATGTCGGTCTCACCGAACACATCTTCGATAACGTCCTTAACCTGCTCCCAATCCAAACGGTCAAGACCGCAGCCAATAAGAGGCATTGCAATCTTTTCAATATCGAAGTTCTCGCACTGCTCCTTCATATCAACAAGAGTCTCATAGAGAGTATCATATGTAGGCTTGTGGAAGCAACGCTGCTTCGTAACAAGGTTAAATACATTGTCAACGAGTAATGCTCTACCGACATTTGCATACTTCTCACCATCGGGAATTGCGTAATCTCTATGAAGTTTGAACCTCATGTTGTAAACTTGGTCGAATGCCTTTGCAATACCTGCTCCAAGTGCGTAATCTCCGCTAATGCAATGTGCGAGGTAATAACCCTGCGGAACAGTAAACAAGTCCTTCTGTACTTCGTTAAAAATCATTTCTTTTCGTCCTCCAATTTTTCTTCTGGTTGTATAATTTGTTTCCATCGGAATTTCTTATCACCAGCCTTTATAACACCAGCATCTTCGGCTTGAAATCTTCTCTCATAGTCGTGTACCGTATGACCGTCAGATTTGAAGGTTGTCGGACTATCTTTATCCCATTTGAGAAGGAGTTGCCATAATTCAGGATAGTTATTCCTTAAAAGTCTTAACTGGTCTACTCCTTGGTTATGACAGAACCAACAACCGCCTCTTGTGGAGGTAGTATAAATAGGTGACAATAAATCGTTTTCTTCACACCACTTGCGGCAATATGCTTCATCCCAGCCTATGTCTACAAGTGGTAATATCTTACCTGGAACTGTGTGTCGCTTAATTCTTTCGGGTTCGTCTGCGGCAATTCCGAGGTACTGAACAATATTTTTACGTGCGCCTTGTTCAGTGGCGCATTTGGAAAACCCTCTGTTTGAGTTGGGTACACCAATTCCCTCTGCCGATTGAGATTGGAAATCCGTAGACAGTTGAGTTTGAGATTGCTGTTGCACCACTGTCCTCTGACAATGGGAAATCCGAGAATTGAGTTGTCTGATGGCTTCCTTTTTGAGTCCTGAATTGCACCAAGGCACTCTCTGCACTGGGAATCCGTTTGGACTTGTCGCCTTGAATCTCTCTCTCTCTCTCTCTCTCTCTCTCGTCCGGCTTCGTTCTCCTTTTCGGAACGTGGTAAAATAATTTCTCGTATGTTATCTTCTCTACCGATTGACTGCAAGGCATTAACTTTGAGTCTGCCATTACACCATGCTCCGAGGGTGTAAGGGAAACCATAGATTCTATCTTTGTTTCTTCCTGTGTTAATCCATTCGTAGAACTGTTGACAATAGGTAAGTTTCTTACCCCCGAACAGCGCAGATATGTTCAACCTCAATCCCATATTTATCCTTGATAATCTTATCGGCGTGAGCCTTAAAGTCCACCATAGGTGGTAAATCTGCGGGAATTGTATCGGTTGCCCATACTTCTGCGTGAACAATTCTGTCGAGAGGATAACCTAACTGCCTAATCGCCTCCAGGCAAGCAAGGCTGTCTTTTCCGTAAGAAAGAGATAACACATATTCAGTGTTCGGTTCTCTTTTCATATTAGTTATCCTTTATACATTAGATTTTGTATTTTTCTTACTTATTTGTTTGCTCAATATAAACTTTTCGTCCGTCAATCATTTTCCAAAACAAGCACGGTGTTTTAGGAAAACATTTTACGGTCTTAAATTCTTCCATAGTATAAGACGCACAGACTTCCATTCTCATATAATCTCTCTGGTACAGTGCTTCCGAAATCGGAATAAAGTCAATTCCATCTGCACCACATTTTTGTGCGGCTTCAAGTATGTAATCCATTTGATACTCCTTATAAATCAAAGATTTTTGCGTAGTCTGTAATCCAAAGTTCTTTCGTGCCGGGAATAGGCTCGAATTCCCCATTTTCATTTTTGCGAACCTTGGGTTTCTCTTTCGTACCTTTTATCCTGACAATATCACCTACTTCAAGTTTCTCTTTGCTGAAGGTTCTCTTATCAACTTTGCAATCGAGAGTAGTTCCGTTTTTGAGAGAATAGAGTTTCAACTTTGGAGCGTACTTTGTATCAACAGCAAGCACCGCAGCCATTCGACTATACTTCTCGTCTGCAATGGTTATATATCCAAGATGTTCTGTTTGAGCCTTGATTTGTGCCGAAAGTTTTCTCGGAGGTGCTTGGATTTTAGTCGCAGCAATACTCACAAAAGATTTGAAGTCAACACCTGTAAACATTTTTGGAGTTTCCTTGGCAGCAAAAGGTCTTATAGAGTCAAGTGAAATTCCGAGACTTTCCAACTCGTCTTTCTTGAACTGGCTTCTATCACAGAATTTATCATAGAAATCCTTTTGAGCCAAAAGCAAATTAACATCTCCGAATTCATCGAAGAAATTCAGTTCAATAAGAATTTTAAGTTGTCGAGCATCTGTACTCGTATGCTCATAAATATCTCCGAGAAGTTCAACAAATGAATTGTATTTATTGTTTCTTAACTCGTAAATTTCGTTTGCAATATTGGCGTTCATATACTTGATTGACTGAATGCCTTTGTATATGCTATTCTCGTCTTTCGATGGAGAATAGTCGCCCTTTGAATAACGGAATTTAATCGGTTTGAGTCTTATTCCGAAATGTTGCAATTCATTGGTGAGTTTCAATGTTCTTACCGCATCGTCTCCATAGTAGTTCAATGCCACCGTGTAGTATTCGAGAGGATAGTGAGACTTCAAATATGCTCCGTACAAACTATCGTAAGCATAGGACAATGAGTGAGAGGCATTAAAGGAATATTTTGCAGCCTGTTCTACAACCGTCCAAGTCTCGATGAAACCTTCTTCCGTTCCTACTCGTTTCTTCCAACCGTCAAGGAGTTCGGCTTTGAGTTGAGCAAGTTCCGCTTCTTTGAATTTCTTCTTTGCGATTTTCTTGATAATGTCATACGAACCAGTTTCGGGAACTCCAAGCCAGATGAGATATTTCATAATAAGTTCCTGATAAATCATTCGGTGATTACCCTCGATAAGAAGGTCATCAAGTTCTTTTACACCGGTTGTGTATGGCTTTCTATCAATGAAGTCTTGCAACAAACTCGCACATCCAGGACGGATAATGGCAACAAATGCTGACATTTCTGATACGGTTTTCGGACAATATGTTGTAACTAATCCAGTAGCGAAATCGCTATCTGCCTGATTGATTGTGCTTGTCAAACCATTCTTGTAAATGTCGAATGTTTCATCATCAAACAAATTGTCAATCTCTCTAATAGTCGGAATGGGAATTCCGGCAAGTTTGCAAACATCTCGAATAATCGCCCATACTGTAACCGTAAGATAGTCATTCTTCAAATACTTGTATTTGTCGCAGTTGTAACCATCAAGTAAGCAACAGAATTTATCCTTGCTCGTTCTTACTAATCCAAGTTCTTTACGAACAGGTTTGTTGTAAAGCAACATTGAACAAGGAGACTCCGAGATACTTTCGATTACTCCGACAAATCTCTTACTATCCTGAATGATTTTCTTCCACTTGTTGTCGTTCTCGTATGTTTCAAGGTTTTTAGCAATTTCGTCATACTCGTTAATGTCTTTGCCAATTCCCTTGCAATATGTACGGAATGCAGATGCGTCTTGGAAAGGCTTCCAAGCCAACATCCAAGCACAGTTTTCTTTGCCGAGCAAATCTTCTGTGGCTTTGATAAATGGTTCTCTATCTGTTGTATTAAGGTCAATATCAGGGAGAGACCTTGCACCCAAGATACGCTCGATAGACATAAATCTCGTAGGATAAAGAGTGATAGGAGAAGCAACACGGTCAATATCGGTAAGACCAAGTAACTTTGTAATGTAGAAACTCGGTGCAGAACCTCTACCTGTGTTTGTCAAACGACCATCGTATTTTTGTTGACCCTCTTTTGCCACAACGTAGTCAATAAGGAAGTAGTTCTCCATATGGGTCTTTTCCACAATATCTAACTCGTAACTGATTGCGTCCTCGTACTCTTGCCAACGCTCCTTTGGAACATTGTTTTTCTCATCTTGCCATTTGGTATAGATAATATTTCTTAAATCCTCTGTGGGATTTTCTGAAATAGGCGGCAATTTAATATCGTCATTGATAAGTGTGATAGGTTCACACTCGTCAAAAATCAATGTGTTTTCAAGAGCCTCGGCTACTTGCTGACGAGTAAGAACGCCTTGCTTCTCATACCTATGAAAGATTGTATCGGAGTCAGGATAGTCCATAATGGAACTTCCCTCGTCCTCATAGTAAATCTCTTTTGCTTTTAAGAGGACATCTCTGTATTCTGAATCTTGTGGATAGATATAGTGTGAGTCATTTGCGTGGATAATCGGGATATGTGCTTCTTTACTTAACCTTAAAAGTTCTTGGTTTACTTCAATTTGTTTTGCAAACTGATTGAACTGAACCTCTAAAAAGAAGTTCTTGCCAAACTTTCTATGTAATGCAAGGATAAGTTCGGGGTCATTCCAAATTCCCGCAACACACGCTGTTGTGATAATGAAGTCATCCGGATTGAGAGAAAACAAGAGTTCCCTATCAATTCTTGGCTTATAGTAAAATCCAGTAGTATGTGCCTCGGTCATAATGTCGTTAAGTTGCATTACTCCGTCATTGTTTTTTGCAACGATTACCAAGTGTTTATTACTTCTGTCTTTCTCAAATCTGTCGTTTACAAAATATGTCTCCATACCGTAACGCATTTTTAAGTTGTACTTTTTCGACAGTTCCATCCACTCGAATACGTTGCCTGTTACTCCGTGATTGACTGTGAAAACGGAGTCGTGACCTAACTCGATTGCTCTTTGGCAGTATTCTTCCGGCTTCACTACGCAATCCATAGTCCAAGGATTGCCGTAGTGGTCGTGTTTGTGGTAGTTATTGTATCTTATCATGTCTCACCTTTTCTGGAATTCTTGTACTCGCAAGAGTGTCGGAAATTACAAAGATTAAAGCAATAGAAGTAATCTTCCGAAGGCTCATAGTCTTTCTCTTGCTCGATTGTCTGAATGGTCTCTCTAAACCACTTTATTGCCTCGTCATATTCCTCTTTGATAAAGGGGATTTTTGCAATTTGACCGCCATCTTTGAAGTGATTCCAACAGATTTCTTTCGGGAATTCTCCGTGCAACTGGTGAATAGCGTGACAATACAAGTACATTTGCTTCTTGTAGAGTTTGAAACTTTGCTCGGATTTCTTCTTCAATCCACCGTCTTTCTTAAATGGATAATCAGAACTCTTGTGGTCGAGTACGACAATCTTACCGTCCTTTTTATCCCTTAAAAGTAAGTCGATATATCCAACAAAATCATAATCGTCTAACTTGAAGTGCTGCTCCAACTCAACGCCGATAATGTCATAATCCTTGAACCATTCGAGGTCGAGACTTGCGAAATAATCTGCAATAAGTTCAAATGTCTTATCCATCGTGGATTTTTTGACCTTGTAGCAGACATTATCTTCATAATGTTCTATGTAATATTGCAGAGCGTCCTCTACTTTCAATTCTCCTTGGAAAATCATAGCAAGGATTTCGTGAACATAACTTCCTACTTCTGCATAGTAGTTACCTTCAGATAAGTATTGAGTATCATCGTTAATGATATAGTCCAGATAGAATTCGTATTTACAATGACCAAAACAGGTGGTGCTGCTATAACTATACGGCTTTTTCATTTTTTTCACCTCCTATCAATTTGTACTTTTTCATAAGTTCTTTTTGCCACAAATGCTCTTTGTCTCCGTAATAAAGCAGTTCCGCTTTTAGCCGAGACATTATTGCATCTTCTTTACTCTCGAACAATCCTAAATATTTTTGCTTCCCATCAACGCTTATTCTTACTTGCCATTTTCCACGTTGTTTTCTCCACTCGATTCCCTTGCAACCGTATTTATTGTCTTTTCTCAATCCTTGATTTAGACATTGCTCTCTATTTGTTGTGTTGCCATTTAAGTTTTCTCTACGATTATCAAGAGCGTTTCGATTGATATGGTCAGGATTATTAAACCCAAGCAATTTGTGCATTGTTATAACTTTTTTATTAACCTTTGCTCTTAAACTTCTATAACCAGTTTCTTTGTGAATGTGTTCGCTCCAACAGTATTCTTTAATCTTTTCAAAATCACACATAGAAAAGTAATAGTATTGTTGCGTGTTGCTGGTTTTACATCTACCATATAAACCGTGTTTTTCATCGAGCAAATTTAATTCGAGAAAGGTGCTGTTTTTCATGGGTTTACGCCTGTTGTTATAGCCAAATTCCATATACTCTACACCACCTTTCTTTTTGAAAAATATAGTTCTTCCCAAACATCTAATCCGCAGTCAGCCGGAGCATTTTTTGCCTTTGCTCCACCGAGTAACCTATCGGGGTCATCAATGATGTACACATTGGTTACTTTCCGCAGCCTATCAGTGTCTTGTTTTACCTCGTCCTTGCGGTAATTCACATCGGAATCGTAAGCAAACACCACATTTACTTTTAACTTGACAAGCAAATCAATTTGTTCGGGAGTTAATGTGTGCTTTTCCGCAGAAACACAATTTTTATATCCCCAGCCATACGCCTTCATAACGCTCTTTACAGACTCAAAAATAATGATTTCATTTTCTTCGAGAATGTATGGCAAGGTAATATTCAAGCCTTGAAAATAATCCATAACTCCTACTGGGTAGTAGTTGATATATTTCGCAAGTTTCAGAGTTTTGTAATTTTCGTATCGAGTTCGCCCTTTGATATTGATTAAGTTTCCGTCTATGTCATAGACTGGGTAAACAATTCTGTTTCCAAAAGTGTCTATTCTCACTCCGAATAAATCAAGAATTTCTTGCTCGATACCTTCATCAAGCCATTCCGTGACTTTCTCTTTCTTATCGAACTTCTTTAATGCGGAATCTGGAAGAATTTCGTGTTCGTACTTCTCTTTGGTTTTAGCCTTTAATGCTTTCCACCTTTTAAGAAAAGTCATAGTCTTTGATTGACACATTTTACCGAGGTCGATGTTTGAGAGTTTTGCCGCTTTCTCAACGGCTGCTTCAAACTCCATTCCCTCGAAGTCCATCAAATAACCAATCATTCCTCCAGATTTACCGCAAGAGAAACAATAGTAAGAGTTTTTGGCGGGAGTAAAAGACAAAGACGGAGTTTCATCTACGTGGAGAGGACAATGAGCAAAGTAGTCATTGTTCCTCTTTTCGAGAACAAGTGTTTGACTTACATAGGCGAATAGGTCGGCATTTTCGTTTATTGCTTTTAGTGTGTCATCATCGTAATGCATCCAACCTTTCACCTCCTACTCAATTAAAAACTACTGTTTTTGACGTGTTGTTCTGCTTCGATAATCGTCATCGTATCACCACTGAATACGAAGTCGATATATTCGTCATTATCATCTTCGGGCATTTGCTGTCCGAGACGATTGACGTAAATCTTTGCAAATGCGTTTCCACACTGCATTCCGTCCTTTGCAATCATCTCTTGGGTCTTGTATTCCCACTTGATACCAACTGACAAATAACGGTTAATTTTGATACTATCCGCTACTTCACCGTTTCGGTTTAACTGACAAGCAGCAAGCACGGACAGGTCGAGTTCTCCGGCAATGTTATTCTTTAAGAAGTCACACTTTGCACCGAGAACATTGTAGTTATCGCTCGTAGATGTCTCATTACTTTTCAGGTAATCGTAAGCAACAAATGTCAACCCGATTTTGTATTTGAGCATCTTACAAATTGAATACAACTTCTCGTTAGTCATATTCGGGTCATATATGTGAACAAACGGCTGCGCCTTTAACCATTCGATATTCTTTTTGATTATTTCTGCTTCCTCGTCCGAATAATTACCGTTCTTGATTCTCTTGATGTCAATTCCGGTCAGATGTGAAAGAAGTCTTTCCGTGTATAGTCTGGTCTGCATTTCTGTATCGACTACCAGAGTAGGAACACCGTTCTTTAACTTGTGAACTACCTCGTTCATCAAGAACACGGATTTACCTTGCTTGTATTTTGCTTGGATTACAATTAACTCTCCTGGCTCGTATGTAAAGTAATCGCTGAAGGTTCTGTACTTTGAGGGAATGCCATACATTCCGTCTGATGTTCTTCTACTTACGATTTCTTCCCAAATAGAATCAATTTCCTCTCCGAGAGTGGCTACTTCGCCACCAGCCGCAACGTACTTCTGCGTTAATTTATCCAACTCACTATATACGGTGTTGCTTAAAGTATCGAGGTCGCATTCTTTTCTATAACAGTCGTTTGATAATTGATTAAGAGTTTTTACCAAGTCTCTCTTAAAAGCCAAAGTCACAATGTTGTCAGCCAACATTTTGTATTCTTCAAGAGAGTTTCGAGCAGTCTCCTTGTAGAGTTCCATAAACTCCTGAACCGAAGGAAGATTGTACTTCTCAATGGTCTTTGCTACTCCTTGGTGACTCTGTAATTTGTTTGACACGTTGTAAGCATCAATATTGGTAATTCCCTCTTTATAAAGGTCTTGAATTGCCCAATAGATGCACCCATTCTCTACACCAAAGAAATATCCAGGGTGGAGATAGTCAGTGTGCAAAACATATTCCGGATGGTAAATAAGAGTACCAATTACTCCGCTTTCGGATTGAATGTCTGAAAGTTCTGTAATATCCATTACTTTTTACCTCCTAAAATGCTCTTGAATCCTTGCGGCTTTTGACCGATGGAGAATTGCGGAGCATTGTTGTCATCGACAGCAGTAAACTCTGTTGCTTTCTTAATGCCGTTCTTTGCATACTGTCGTTTTTGATAGGCTTCCTTAATTTCGGGTTTATCAAGATAATACTTGAATCCCTGCGGAAACCTTAAATTCAACTTGTTTTCAACAATGTAGTCGAAAACAAATACAAGATAATCTGACGGAATTCCACGAGCAATAAATTCGTTAAGGCATCTGAACAACTGACTATATACTACTGTCTGACTAATGTGCAACACCCATTGGTTCTTGATATACTGCAAATCCTTCTTGGTTTGCTCGTCTTTCCACTCGTTTGTCTGTTTGGCTTTGTAACAATCGGGGTGATAGTACATCGTACCAACCACTTTGAATTCTTCTTGCGAAATATCAATGTGTTTGTCTGCGTGTTTGCAACCTATATATCGACAGACTTTAATATCAGTTTTCTTACCCATGTTATTCTTCCTTTTCTAACAAATAAGTTGCCTCTAAATCGGCTGAATGCAGAGCAAGAATAAGAGGATATTTCCTGATAGCCACACCAAGAGCATTGTAATTCTCTTTTGGCTCGGCAAATCCCATATGCCAGCGAATTGCGTATCTTTCTACTGGCTTTAACTTGATATATTCCTCAATCATCATCACGGACTTCTCACCGTGACCATAGGGGATTTTGTCATCTACTGTATATGCCGGAGCGGAAACCCAATCAAATCTACCATTGCTATCCGATTTAGTTCCCTTGTCGCTGTACACTTTCTTGTTCTTAATCTCTGTAATGTAAAAATAGCATTTGCAAAGGTCGTGGAGTAAGGCGGCAATAATGATGTTGTCTCTCCATACATCACCCTTTTCTTCCCACAACTCATCTTCAAATTTCTTTACGAGACGGTCATAAACAAAGAGAGTATGTTCGAGCAAACCACCCTCGTGACAAGAATGGAATCTTGTCGAGGCGGGAGCGGTATAGAAATCAGATTTTCTAATAAAGGCAATAAGATTTTCTATACCGTCTCTGTTCGTCTCTCTTAAAAGTTGTTCAAACCTCTCGACATTGGTTTGATTCATAGGTAGTAGTTAAATGACTCCCATATATCCCTATTAAAAGGGAAGGTCATCATCTTCCTCGTTGGTTTCCTCTACCTGCTTCTTTGCCTTTGAGGAAGCCTTTGCCGTTGACTTCTTCGAGGACTTCGCTGCGGGAGCAGTAGAATTCGTGTTGCTATCCGTAAAGTCAAATGCGAAAATAACGTAGTTGGTGTAAGACTTCTTCTTCTCTGCATCGTAAGGAGTGGTTACATCGCAAGAGGAAATCTGAATTCCAACGCCAACAGGATTTCCGTCCTTGTTGTTAGGAATATCAAGACCCTTTACCTTTTCGTGAGCAGAGCCGACAAATCTTACGAAACCGTCCTGGAAGTCGGTCTCATATCCGCTCTCGTCCTTCTTCTTTTTGCTGGTGCTTACCTTACCGATAGAGTAGTTACCCTTATCCTCGATAGTCCAAATTCTTGCGTAACCGCCACGTCCTTCGCTATCTTTCTGTCTAAATCCCATAATAAATACCTCTTACTTTCTGACTGTCAAAAGTCTCTTTTTCAAATTTTCAAGAATGATTGCATCATTGATATTTGCAACCTTGCCGGTGATAAGGTCATCATCCACTTCGGGATTAGCCTCTTTCTCTGCTTCCTTGCAATAGTTGATTGCCTGTTCCTTTGCCTTGTCGGAGAGGTTGCACTTCTTCTTTGCAAGTTCAGTTACCTCGTTCTGAAGGTCAAGAACCTTGGAAACTTCTTCGGGTAAATCCTCACCCTCATAGATGTACAAGCCAAGACCGTGCATAGCGCAAGCCTTAACAAGACAACGCTTCAAACTCTTATTCGCATCAACAGAGGTAATCTGGTCTGCTGCAATAGACTTGTTCTTAAAGTCCATAATTGCAAGAATCTCGGTGTGAGTAATACCACCAATGGTTACGGAAACCTCAACCCAACCAGTTCTACCATCATCGTGCCAGAATCTCTTATTGCCGCCCTCGTCCATTACCTGCGGAACAATGACGTAGGTAGCATCGGGGAACTTCTTCTTAACTTCTGCCCAAGCAGATGACCAAGAGAGATATGTAAGACCGTTCTTCTCCTTGACCTTGCCGGACACATCAACGCCATTCAGCGTATTAAAAATGTCTTTAACTTCGTTCATTTGTTTATTTTTCTCCTGTCTTAAAAATAATTTAGTAGTTATTCCGTATTAGTTTCTATCGTTTACTTAAATACAATCAAATTAACCACCGACCTTTTTGTTGAGGTATCTATATCAAAGTCCTTTCGGACGAATTGTTAGTGTGCGTACACATCGGCTCTATGCAATTTTTGCACCGCCATGTACATATCTTCTCCGAGCAATTCCCTATCTCTCTTATGGCATTTCTCTGATTGTTTCCATTCGACATAAGGGTGCATATGGTAGTAAATTAAGTTCGCTACATATGTCAACTTTTCTGCGTTCAAATGATGCTCAAAATACAAAATGCTATCGTATGCTCCAACGCAATGGTGCTGGTAGTAATGGCAATCGCCATCTTCAATTCCCTTTGCGTTTACTCTCGTCTTGGTAAAGATTTTGCCGTTATCGTGCATCAATGCTGCAAGTAAGAGGTAAAAGTCATCGGGGTCTGTCTCCTGAATGTAAGTGGCTGCCTTTGTGCAATGTTCTCCAAGAGACAAAGTATGGTGCTTGTTCTCTTGGTCAAACTTGTTTGCTTTTTCAAAGAAACTCTGAATCGTGTATTCGCTTGAATGGCAAGAGAACACATAGAGAATATCATCAAATCCTTCTCGATACTCCGGGGGTTGCCAATTCATATACATTCTCTTGATGGCTTCGTAAGGTACTTGTCGGTCTCGCTGAAGGTTGTTGCTACAACATACCTCGAAAGGTGTCATCATACAAATTGCAATCGGACAACACGAAACCGATTTCATTTCGGTCAAGAACTGTCTACGCAGTTTCTTCTTGATATTTGTAGCATCGTAGATAACGTCCTTACCGTTTCTTAAATCTTCTTTGATTCTTTTATGTAACTCTTGAAACAACGCATTGTTGTCTCCTTGAATTGCGGCATTGCCGTATAGTTCCGCTCTCAAAGCATCTGACGAATGGATAATCGGTTTGTGCTTTTCTACCGCACAATCAATTTCAATTTCCTCTCCGTAGGTACTCTTACCACTTCCAGGAAGTCCAATCATCATAATCAAAAACGGTGGATTATCAATATTTCTTCTCAATGTGTTCATAATTTGCCTCTCAAATCGTGAATAAAACACGCATTTTATTCACTCTTATTTTCGGTGTTATCACCTTCTGATACATCGGTATCTTCCGTTACTTCATCGGTTTCGGTAATATCGGTATCGTTTGGAATTTCGGTTGCCTCGTCAGCAGTAGGTTTATCGGTCTCGCCGGTAACAATCTGCACATCTTTCTTCTTGGCGAAGGGTGTCTGACAGAACTGCTTTACCTCAACGATTCGCTTCATAAGAGGTTTGGAACTGTCTCTCAACTTTTCAAGTACAACCTTGCTTGCTGCGGCAATGCCGACCTGAACGCCTCTGTTATACTGCTCTACCAACTTCTCTTTAAGCAACGCTTTAAACGCTTGGGTCTGGTCTTTCTGTTGCTTCGTCTGTTCATTCTTATCCATAGGTTAATTCTCCTTTAAGTTGTTTCCTCAATAATGAGTTCTTCTGCTTCTTCCATATCAGGTGCTTCGGCTGTATCTTTTACGATACCTTCAAGACACTTGAAATTGAAGTTCTTATGTTTGAATGCTGTGAAACTTGGTCTATTATCAATTCTCACGACAACCCCCTCACGAATGTGGCTCTGACCGATAGGGTCTGCGCCATCGTAATACTTCTCTACACGAGACATCAAATCTTCCCAAGTTGTATATGTAAATTTCTCGAAAGTAGGTACGCACTTCACGCCCATCTTTTCGCATTCAATAAGAACCTGTTCCCAAGGAATTTCAACGGCAAATCCGTCCTCGTTGGTCAATGTCATACGATATACGTAGCAATCATTCTCGCCAACCTCGCAGCCATAAGAGAATGTGGTGACATCTCCATACTGCTTTGTGAATTCCTTATCCTTGATGAGTTTGTTCTGGCATCTGCCCATAATTGTTCTATCGGCATCTACCCAACCGACAATCTCATAGAAAATCTCTGCTCCCTTTGGAAGTCTGGACTTAAACATATCGTGATACTTCTGTCTGAAGGCATTGCTTCCATACCAGCCGCCCTCATAGTCTCTCAAAGTGCATCTTCTCGTGCCACTTACGGTCTTATATTGTCTTGTGGTCTTATCGGGAATTCTGAACAACTTCTTCAAAATCTTGGGAGTAGGCTTGGTAGTAACCTCAACGGCATTCATAGTTCTTGCGGAAGTTCCGTGCATTTTAAGGGTGATGTAGCAAGTATCTCCCGGCTTGAATGCGTGTTCATTGTAGGCGAGTTGAGCGGTGTCGATATGCTCAACGAAGAACGGATATGCAACCTTTTCTGCATTATCGTTCTTGGAATTTCTGGTCTTGCTCGTGTTGTACTGTCGGCGTGGAGCGTTAGTTCTTGGGATATACTTTCTACAAATCTCATATCCGTTAAGAATCGTAATCTGTTCTCCGTCCGTAAGTTTTGACACATCCGTATATTTTGCCAATACCTCAATAGGCAATACCAGACCGTCTGACTGCTCACCACGAAGTTTAAGTGCGGTGATGTTTCTCTTTGAAGGGTCAAGATAGCCGCCGGAATTGTTGCCGTTCTCGTCCTTGATTCTCACAAGGTTGTTCTCTTTTGCAAATTCCTCGCCAAGTTGCCCATCAACAGGAAAGTAGACAACTCTCTGTCCTTCGACATAACTTAAATCAACGATTACGTTGTTGCCGAAAATGGTCGCACACTGCAATCTATCGGCATTGTTATGCTTGCGGAGTTCTCTGATGGTTGTGACATAAGCGCAATACATTTCTTATCTCCTATTCTTTTTCTTTGGTTTGATTGGTTTATTTTGAGGTTTCTTATTAACCTTTGGTTTAGCCTTCGGTTTAATGTTTGTTTT